GCTTCCATTGATCAGCGGGACGGAACCGGACTCTACTTGGAAGAGGGAGACATCGGGGACATAGACGTTGACACCCTGATGGACCGAGAGCTTGTCATAAAAGATGAGGATGGGCGGTATCGGGTGAGCAGTATTGGCATGCGTATCATGTCTTGGGAGCCATCCGACACTATCGGTGAGTTTTCCGAAATGGCCGACGAGGACTACGACGACCGGTGGTCCTTGGGTTCATTCAACGGGTTGGATGAAATCGAGATTGAGGAGATGGGCTGGGCCACCCTGAACGGGGAGATGGCACTGAGGAACTCCCCGCACGAGGGGAAGGTGATGGACCTGATCAAGGAGATTTGGTCTGGCAACGAGAGGGGCCAGATCGTTCGTTGGCTCAGGGAAAACGACAGCAAGGCCCTCAAGAAGGTTGTGGACTCAGTTTGGTCTAAGGAGTACAACGCCCTCCTCAAGGAGGCTGATGGGGAACTGGTTCGTTTCGTTGACCAGATCAGGAAGAGGATGCTGTCGGGCAAAAGGACCCGAGACGTGAAGGCTGGCGACGCTGAGTGGAAGCTGCTCAACAGGGCGCAGTTCGTCGTTCCATCACCGAACGAGTACAAGCAGCTAGAAGCCAGTACCGACCGTCTGTCCGTAAAGATTCACGACCTAGAACTCACTGAAGACTACTGGGACGAAACCTCAAAGCATCATGTCGACGAGCGGACTAGGCAAGCCGTGGACAAGGTGCGTGCTTTTGAACACATCAGAACACCTAAAGAAATACGGACCCACCTAGAGGACGAGGTCAAAGGGCAGTCTGAGTTCAACAAGGACCCTCTGGGAACAATAAAGAGTCTTATCCAGAAGGGACTGGAGGGTCAGGTGTTCACGTCAAAGGACTGGGTGCTTGCCGAGATGGGCCATGCCCACATCCTTTCGATGCTGGACGCTGGAAAGCTGACAGCGGCTGAGATGGAGAGGATGACTCAGCAGAAGATTTGGCTGGCTATGTACTCCAACGAGGCTGCTTCTGAGTGGGGCCGTGCTGGCTCGATGATGAGGGACAGGGTTGAGTCGGTGAAGGACCGGTCGAAGCGAGCAATCGACAAGGCCCTGTATGCTCCGTCCGAGAGGCTGAAAAGAAGGATCGGCAGGGCGAAGACTCTCAAGCAGTGGGACAAGGTGAAGAAGCTGCGACAGGAATGGCACAACGAAAACCGAAGGGTGGAGCGTTCCCTGATAGCCAAGGGCTGGGACTTCAATCAGCTGGAAAAGTACATGGGCAGCAGGGAAGCTGTGGAGTCGTTCGTGTACGAGGTCATGAGGGAGAAGGGCGAGGTTGGCACTGTAGCCAGTATCGCCTATGAGATTTGGGTCAACTTCATCTTGTCTGGACCCCTGACCCACGCAGCGAACATAAGCAGTAACATATTGATGTCCGCTTATGAGTTTGGACCCAAGAGGATTGCCGAATCCTTGTTGAACGAGGTGGCCGTGCAGGCTGGCCTTGGTGACAAAATGGCACCTAGGATTGGTGAGCTTCCCCACCTTTACGTGGCCATGGGCAAGGGGTTTATTCAAGGGGCCAAGTATTTCTGGAGATCCATAGTCACTGAGGACAGTGCGTTCGAGAAGGCTCTGGGTGTAGACAAGTCCAGAACCAAGATAGAGAGTTCTCACCTGAAGCAGATCGGCGGGCCGGGGTCATGGAACAGGGGTGTTGGCGGAAAGGCTGCGGTTATTGCTGGAAGGGGTCTTAGACTTACCGGCACAACATTCCTGAACGCAATGGACTCGTGGCAAAAGAGTGTGAACGCCCACGCAGAGGTTGTGGCACTGGCCTACAGGGATGCGAAGTTTCAGGGGCTTGTCGACGATCAGGTTGGTCAGTACATGGACAACGTGATCAACGATAAATCACACCGTCTATGGACAGACGCACTCGTCAAAGCTCGTGACACAGTGTTCCAAGGCGAGCCTTCCATTGCTGGACGTGCAGCACTTACAGTCAGGGGGACAGTCCCCGGTGCTAAGTGGCTCATGCCGTTTATCCTGACACCCGACAACATCTTGCGGAAGGGAATCTCTTATTCTCCTCTGGGTGCTGGGCAGTGGGGATACGGAGTGTACAAGGGATTCACTGAGGGCGATTGGTCTGGGATGGGCGAGAAAAGCGTCCAGCAGATGATCGCTTATTCCATTGTCCTTATGATGCTGGGCGACGACGAGGAGGAGCCATGGATAACTGGCACTGTCCCATCGCAGCCAAAGGAGTGGGCTGGTCAGGCTAGGTCTCAGACGATACCGGCGATGTCCATCAAGGTTGGCCATGCAGAAAACGGGGACGCGATATACCGGTCTTACGCTCGCATAGAACCTTTTGCGACCATGCTGTCGCTATCAAAAGACATCGTTGTCATGGCCAGAAGTAAGTCGGTGAACCTAGAGGAGGCGTGGTTCAAGCTTACAGAGTCTGTTGTGGAGATGACCAAAGACAAGACATTCCTGAGGACGGTTGCAGACCTGTCGGTGTTTTTGAACAACCCAAAAAACGGCGCGAGAAGGATCGCTGGGGGATTCATAACGTCTGCCGTTCCCAATATGTACAAGCAAATCCGCAAGGCAAGCAGGGAATACAAAAAAGAGAGGCGGGACTGGGGGGATGACGGTCGGTTTGAGATGTGGATGAAGGGGAACATCATGAAGATGGAGCTTCCCTTTTTCGAGGAGTACGACAAGTACGACCAGTACGGCAAAAAGATCCCAGAGAACTGGACGCCGAACTCTTCTCACAAGTCCAGCTTCTGGTACAAACTGCTTGTTCCAGCAAAAACAAAGAGTGTACACGAGGGGGTTGCTGACAAGATCCTAAGGAGATGGAACGACCAAAACCCAGACAAGGATCGAAAAGGCATAGAGGAACTGGACCCATACTTCCTGATCAAGGGTGTTAGGCGTTACCTAACTAAGCCAGAGTATGAAGAGTACACCAGACTCACGGGGCAAGTGTTCAAAACACTGGTCGACTCAGAGGCCGTGGATATCGAAGAGCCTACAGAAGGGTATGTCGAAAACCTTTGGAACTCAAACTGGAGTGCGGCGAGGTCAGCGTCGCAGGCGATTCTAAAAAAGAAGTGGGCTGGCCTCCCCTACAACGACGAAGCTGAGAAAATTGGACAGCAGGTGTACCAAAACAACATAAACAAAAGGATAGCTGTACTAGGCAAGCCTAATCATGTGCTTTGGAAGCAGAAGCCGGAAGTGATGAAGCTTCCTATTGCCAAGAGAAAGCAGATGCTGGACGCTGAACAGAAGGAACTTCTGGAAGAGAAGAAGGAAGCTGTTGAGTGGCTGGTGCAGCAGGGCTACACTGAAGAGAACTTCCCCCGTCTAACTGACAGGAAATGGTCAGAAAGCCGGGGCAGAGCATTGGGGTCATTCAAGAACTTGAGCAGGGGGGTAAAAGGTGCGAGGAAGCGAACTGTTCCACCACGAGTTGAAGCTACTAGGTGACCTGCACGATTCAAAGCAGGTTGACTATGGAAGGCCAGACGACCCGTTCTCCAATGTTCGGGCATCAGAGGAGTTTGGCATAGACCCGTGGATAGGCTGCATGGTCCGTGCGAACGACAAGATACGTCGCATCCAAACGTACGCCAAGAACAAAAGCCTGAAGCACGAGAGCGTGGAGGACAGCTTCCGTGACTTGGCCGTGTACTCGCTCATCGCGCTGTGCTTGTACAAAGAGCAGCACGAGGACGCCTAGCCGTCTGGTGTAGAGGAAAACCTCGGCTCATTGAGGATCTTGTGGATCTCGAACTCGTTTTTCAGTCCACAAAAAGAATCCAAAATGTCGCACACGTCCTCTAGTTCAAGAGGCCCGTCGTCATTTGACCAGCGGTACAGGATGTCCACTAGTCCATTCCTCTCAAGGTCCAGTGACTTCTCTGAGTCATCTGTCCTGATGATGTAAGTGTGACCATCTGTGAAACACTCTATCTCAAAAAGCGTCTTTCCCATTTTCAAGCTCGCTTTTTACCTTGACGGGGAGGCTCCCCGTCCCCATCATAGCAGTTCACCCACGAAGGAGGACGAGCCGTGTACGCATACTTGCGTGAGGCGTTCTCGGTCATAGATGAAATGGCCAAGGACAACGAGTTGGTAGCCACCCAGTGCAGTGCCTTGATGACGGCCTATGCCGCCGAGTACCACAGCACCAACTCTAACTATGAGATCGTTGAAATAGAGAAGGTCTATACCGCCCCACTCCGCAACTTGGACCCGAAGGGCCGAATAAGCAGGAAGTGGACTCTGGCAGGCAAGATCGACAAGCTGATCAAAGTGGACGGCGAGCATTACCTCGTTGACCACAAGACCACATCAATGCCGATTGCTGACCCTGACGCCAATTACTGGAGGAACCTCAGGATCGAGAGTCAGCCTAGGCACTACGAGATCCTGATGTACTCCAATGGCGTTCCGCTCAGGGGCATCATCTGGGATGTGGTCAAGAAGCCAACAACAAAACCACGCAAGATAACCGAGGCCGTTCGCGCCCACACTAGGAACACTGGCCTCTACATGGGGGAACGTGTTTCAGACGCAACGCTCAAGGAACTCCTGTCCATAGACAGAGAGAACATGGAGATGTATCACGTCCGTCTTGTGAAGGAAGTGATGGAGAACAGGGACAAGTTCTTCAAGCGTAAGAGCATCACGCTAACGACTGAGGAACTAGAGCAATACAACCGTTCTTTGTGGCAGGTGTCAGAGGACATGACGGCCACAATGAAGAGGACGGAGAAAACTCAGATGACCCCGTACAACCCATCTGGTTGCATGATGTGGAACACGCCGTGCCAATACCTAGGCATCTGTTCTCACCATGACGACCCGAGCAGCCAGAACTGGCAGCACACAGCGGATGTACACCCTGAGCTTGAGGGTGAGGCTTCACCTCAGGGTAACAGGTCATTGCTTACGAACAGCAGGGCGAAGTGTTTTCAGCTTTGCCCGACAAAACATCACTATCGCTACGTGATGGGACTGGAGAGGGTTCGCGAAGAAGTGAAGCCCGCTCTGTTTTTTGGAAACGTCTGGCACGCAGCAATGGATGCGTGGTGGGCGGCAGTTTCTGGTTACGAAAGGGGAGACGATGCCACCAACTAAGACGAAGACAACTTCTAACTGGCTGAAGAATGTCCGCAAGGGCATTGCGAAGCGGCCACCTTCTATGGTCATTGCTGGACCGGCTGGGGTGGGGAAGAGCAGCCTTGCTGGGAACATTCCCAAGAGTCTGGTCATGCCTTTTGGTCAGGAGGACACGTGGGATCTGCTGAAGTCCAGTGGGTCTGTTCCTGCTGATCTTCCTGTCCTGCGTCCTGCTAGGACCTACAGTGACATGATGGAGATGATTGGGGAGGTTACCGAGGAGGACCATGACTACAGGTTCTTGGTGATCGACACCATCACTTGTGCTGAGAGGATTACTCACGAGAGCGTGTGTAACCGAGAGTTCTCTGGCGACTGGTCCGACAGGGGCTTCTTGGGTTTCAACAGAGGGTACGAGGTTTCACTGAGCGACTGGAGGGAATTCATAAACGCCCTTGATCGACTCAGGGATGAGAGGGACATGGGTATTGTTCTTCTTGGCCACACAAAGGTGGCACCCTACCGGAACCCAGTTGGTGCGGATTACGACCGGTTCACGGTTGACCTTCACCACAAGACGTGGAGCCTTACGCATCGCTGGTGTGATGCTGTGCTGTTCTACAACTACTGGATTGATGTTGATGAGTCTGGCCTCAGAGCCAAGGGTAAAGGTGGACACGCAAGAGTCCTCCACACACAGCACTCAGCAGCGTTTGACGCCAAGAACCGCTTTGGGTTGCCACCTGAGATTGAGGGTGGGGACAGTGGGGCAGAGGCTTGGGCAAACCTGAAGAGTGCAATCGTTGAAGCTAGGAGAGAAGCATGAGTTCTTACGAAGAAGGTCGTTACGAGTGTACAGTTATGGGTCAGGGTTTCGGGACTGCTGGAGAAAAGCAGACCCCGTACTTTGGGATTGAGATCCTTCCCCACAAGTACATTGGGGCAGAAGGCGAGTTCGTTGTGGACGCGAAGTTCACTAGGACCGTCAAGCTGTGGATGAACAGTGACTCCAACGTGGAGCGATCATCCGAGTACCTCAAGGACTTGGGGTGGGATGGCAAGTTCAAGGACCTTGAGCCGGGGGGTTCCTGCGACCTGACCGGAATGACTGTCGAATTAGTGAACAAGCACCACCACACAGATAGTGGGAAGGTGTGGGACAGTTTTGAGTTCCCTTTTAGGGGTGAGGCACTGGCCACCATCGCAAACGATAACAGTATCGCTGCGAAGCTGGACCGTCTCTACAAGACCTCTAGCGGTCCTCAGAAGGCCGCCACAGCCACTACAACGGACGAAGAGACTCCGTTCTAATAGAGTCCTCCTTTCGTGGGACGGGGGAGTAGTGACCCCCAACCGTTATCGCGTCCACGGTCGCCAGCCCGTTCAAGTCGGGCATAGCGGTTTTAGCCAAGGATGGCACATCGGGGCAGGGAGGCCCCTTTTTGAGGCGAAATTGTGGCAACCATGTGGGAAATTAGAGGCTGTAAAACTATGAGGGCGGTTCAGCTTCATCGCCTGTATGCCTACATGGGTCTGTTACCCGACCGGTTTCGCAAACCGGATGCTGGGGGCGTGAAAATCGAGGCAATGTCTGGCCGACATCCTCGGGGGACACAAGCTACAAACACGTAGCCAGCAGACAGACGATGCTACGATATGGGGGAATGGTAAGTGTCCCCGATAGGCCGCGATGTATCATGACACCTATACCGAACTGCCCCGACTGTGGGGTGAAGCCGGAACTGAAGGAGAACTACATGGCAGTGGGCGGGCATCTGTTTAGCGGGGTGGAATGCCCGTCATGCAAACTGGTCGCGATGCACTTCAACACGCAGGCTGGCATAGACCTTTGGTTTGAGATGTGCGAGGAGTGGGAGGATTAGTGGGCGACATACATCCCGTGCTTTTGTCCACCAAGGTTGTGGTGGTGGTTCAGTTTTTTTCCCTGTGTTTCCTTTTGTTGTCTGGTTCTTTGACATGGAAAAAAAGGCGTTGAAAATCGCCCTTGCTGCTCTGGTTGTGTTTCATAGCTACATTGTCGTGGCCAACGTGCTGGCATTCTTTGTCGTGCCGTTTGTTGAGCCTTGGTACGTGGCTGTTCCAATCATGTCTGTGGTGCTGCTTCTTGTGTTTTCAAAGGTGCTGGACTGCCCGCTAACGAACCTAGAGAACCACATCAGGAAGAAGCTAGGCATGAAAAGGATAGGTGGGTTCGTTGGGCATTACTTTATAAAGCCAATAAGGAGAAGTCGTGGGTCGTAACTATGAGAAGGAGAGGCTGAACGAGACTAAGGCACGTAAGGCTAAGAGGGCGTCACGCAACAGGGCGAGGCGTAGGCTAAAGAACTCTGGCGTGAATGTTGAAGGAAAGGACGTACACCATAAGGACGGGAATGCTAACAACAACAGCCTGTCCAATCTCACTACCAAGGACCCTTCTAAGAACCGGTCTGTCCCTAGGACGAAAACGGCTCGAAAGAAGCGGGTTTCAGCGATGTCCCATAAGAAAAGGAAGAAATGATGTCACTAGATCAACAGGCCATGGCACTTTATATGGCCTATCCACGAAAGGTTGCCCGTGCAGCGGCACTGAGGGCCATCAAAAAGAGCTTGCGTAACGAGGAGTTTGAGGTCCTAATGGAGGCGGTTCTCTCCTACGCAAAGTCTAGGGAGGGACAAGACAAGCAGTACACCCCGTACCCAGCAACTTGGTTCAATCAAGAGAGATGGGCAGATGACAGGGAAGAATGGTTCCCGTCAAAGCCGGAAGTTTCTGTCGAGGAGGCTTGGCTGATGGTGCGAGACGCCGTGCGAAAGCATGGTGTTATGGGTATGCCCGAAGCCCGCAAGTGCCTTCCTTTGGAAGTTTCTGGTGCGGCAGAGAAAGTAGGCTGGCGAAACCTTTGTGACATGACGGAGTTCAACAGCGAGAAGCTGCGGTCAAATTTCCGTGTTGTTTATGAGAGGATAGCCAATGGGAGGCCCAGAGAACAAAACCCTGCGGGAACACGAGAAAGCTTTAGCGGCAGCTTGGGAAACATACTTCGCATCAGTGCCGGGGACAGCGGAGGCTAGAGAATCCCTGAGGGTTGCCGCTACATATCCCCTGTCACCGGAGGGAAGACGTGGCACGCCCAGTTTACGAAAGCGCGGCAGACAGAAAGAGGGAGAAGTCCTTCGCTCACCAGATAGAGAAGGTGACTGGGGCTTTCCTGAAGAAGACCCCCCCGTTCTACCACGTAGACTTCATGGGGCTGACGAGGCAGAGCAAAGGTGCTAATGTCGGCTTCTTCGTGGAGATCAAGCATAGGAAAATTGACCACAACAGATACGACACGTACATGCTGTCGTTGAAGAAGTGGATCAACATGAACCTCATACGCAGGTATGGGGGGGTCCCTGTGTTTCTGGCTATCCGCTATTTGGATATCGACCTGTGCATCCCCGTCACTGACGAGGTGTTCCCAATCAACTACATGGGAAGGGTCGACAGGGGGGACGAGGCAGACATGGAGCCTTGTATCCTGATACCGATCCCTAGACTGTTGCCATTGGAGAGGATGCGGGATGGCTGATCTGAAGATACACAAGCCGGAAAGCACTATTGTGGCTGTCGACCCCGGCAACAAGATGTCGGCGTTTGTGGTCCTAGAAGACGGTGAGCCTGTTGACCTTGGGATACACGCAAACGAATACTTCCTGTCCCTGCTGGACTACGTGAGCATTATCTGGCCGGAAGCGACACTGGTCATAGAGATGATCGCTTGCTACGGGATGCCTGTTGGGGCTGAGGTGTTTGACACTTGTGTGTGGATAGGTCGGTTTAGGGAAAGGTTCCATGGACCCGTTGAGTTTGTGTACCGAAAAGATGTAAAAATGAACCTTTGCCAGAGCATGAGGGCTAAGGATGCCAACATCCGCCAAGCTGTGATTGATCGGTTCGGCGGTAAAGAGTCTGGCGTAGGAAACAAGAAATCCCCCGGCCCGCTGTATGGGGCAAAGAAGGACATCTGGGCGGCAATAGCCGTGGGGCTAACATACATGGATGAGATCAATGCAGGACTTAGAGAGGCGGCTGATACAGGTAGAGGAGAAGCTGAAGTCTGAGGTTGGGGACGACAAGGACGACGGGCAGGTGTGGAGGGTTGTCAACGACCACACGGCTAGGCTCGCTAAGCTGGACGACATGATATGGAGGGGGAACGGGGACAGCATAACGGCACAGATTATAAAACTACGCACGGAACTCAGGACCATCGCTATCTGTGTTAGCGTTCTGATCCCAATCATTATGAAGGTGGTCGACGCATGGCTGGAAAAAATCTAGTAGCACTTATAGTCGGACTCCTGACGCTGAGGCCGGTGCTGGCCGAGAACCGCGAGGTAAAGCCGTCCTACTACAACGCCGTCGTGAGGATTGGTGGATGCAGTGGGGTGCTTATCAAGAAGGGTGATGTCGTGACCGTAGGTGTGTCGGCACAGCATTGCACGGGCAGGGTCGGAACGACGGTGTACTTCAACAACCCAGACGGGACGGGGGGATTAGCACGATGGATTGCCGAGGATGTGAAAAGCGACCTTTCTCTGTTTCGTGTGTGGACAAAGGACACGAAGGGGGTTGTTGCCAATGTCCAGCCAGACTCAGAAAAACCCAGCAAGGAATACAGGGGGTTGGGCTACCCGAAGGGGGAGGGGCCACGGAGAAAGGTCCTCACTTGGGAGGGGACATTCCACATAGACTCACTAGAAGGAAAGCGTAATCAGTTCAGGGTGGAGTCGGGGGTGTTCAACAATGGAGACTCTGGCGGCGGGGTGTTCAACAACGGCAAGCTGTTTGGCATAACCTCTCACGGGTCAAAAAACCACGAGCATCTTTTTTCCTGCACGAAGGAGCAGTTGAATGCTTTTCTGGAGAGGGAGGCTGACAAGCTGGACACCAAACTGGTAGAGTGGGATAGCAGTAAGGCCCCTCCGCTTGGATCAGACAAAGACAGAACAGTCGCTCTGGCTGCGGTGATAAAAAAGCTGGCCGAACTGGACGCCGAGAATAAAAAGCTGCGGGAGGAGTTGCGGAAGATCCTAGACACGCCAACTAGGGTGCAGGTGTTAGACCCAGAGACGGGAAAGGTTCTGGCCGAGGAGTCCTATCCTTTTGGTACGCCCATCAAGCTGGTCCTCCCAGAGGTGAGAAAATGAACTGTTCTTGCACAGGTGCGTGTAACCCAGACTGTCTATGTCCATGTCACAGGAGAGATGAAGATGCCACAAGAGTCAGTTGAACTCGCCGCCAATGACTATGCCATGCTGAAGATGCACGCCATGAACGGCGCGCAGCACGCAGCCAACGGTATTACGGCCCTGCTCGAAGTGATCCGCTACGAGCATCAGGAGTCGAAGGCCATGGTCTCGCAGGCTGAGGCACTGGGTCACCGGATCGTTGAGGAAAGCGGTTCGGGCAAGTCACGCAACACGGCTCCCTCGGGTGCCTAGCGTGTCCCCCCGCGACGAGGCTGGCCAGATGGCCGACAATCTGTCGGTACGCCTAAGTCGCATTAGGGGGGCTTCCCTTCGGGGGGGCCTCCCTAATCTTATTCGTGCCTTGGCTGGGGAGGCTAGAGATGAGTGCGAAGGACTTGAAGGAAAAGATTCTGGAGAGGTGGGCGGGCCTGAGGATGGCTGAAGAAGCCGTCATGGTTGACGACCTGTCAGAGCTTCTACAGATCAACAGGGAAACTGTGAAGGCACACAACAGGACCCTTCTGGATAACTACGAGGACGGGGATATGGGGAATATCCACGTAGGGGATGTCGTCAACCACGAGGCACCCACGTCTCTGAAGAAGGGCGCGGGCAAGGGGATGATCGCCACCATGGTGTTGGGGGCGTTGGCTGGCGGGGGAGGTCTTGGATACTTTGCCCCGCTTTTGTTGGGAAATGGGAGCGGTGGCAGCGCCGTTGTGAGTCCCGAGGACTCGGACACGAGATACATACTCGGCCTAGGCAAACCCGACAAACAGGAAGCCAAAAATGAAATACCTAAAGGTGAGAGACAAGATCAGAAACGGTGACGTTCTAGCGTTCCGTGGTACGAGATGGTGGTCTTGGCTCATAAGGTACTTCACCCAGTCCAGAACCTCACACGTTGGGTTCGCTCTCTGGATGCACGGTCGACTCTGTGTCATGGAGGCACTGGAGGGGCGTGGCATCAGGATCTTCCCAGTGTCCAAGTGCCTAGAGGATGGCGAGTGGATTGACTGGTACGAACTCCACAAGCCTGAGGACAACAAGATCGACAGGGAGGTTCTCGTGGCCACCGCCCTGTCGCACTGGGGAAAGCAGTACGCACCGTGGTGGCAGTTCGTGAGGACGTGGTGCCGATGGCTGCGGAGATACATGGATATGAGGGGCAAGCCCATGGACGTGGACCCTGAGCGTTTCTTCTGCTCTGAGTTCGTCCTTACCTGCCTCCGCATGTCTGGGTATCTGGGTGAGGGGTTCGCCTCCAACCTCAGCCCTGCGGCGGCATCGCCGGGGGACATCATCGAGCTTCCCTGCCTGCACCGTATGGGTAAACTGGAGCAGTGAAAGGACCACTACCCGCAGTGGGTACTCAGGTCTGAGTGCTGGATGGATTACGAGGAGGTCGGTGTAGATGACTAAGCAGTCAAACGACTGGTTCGACCCAAGAATGGGAAACTACGGGTCTATGCCACAAAGCACCGGCAACCTCATCAGCGGACTCAGCATGGACTATGGCTTGTGGGGGGTCGACCCGTCTGGAGGAATAGGGAACAACTTCCAAGATGACCTGTACGGGACGGCCCACATCCCCTACCCTTACCAAGACTGGTTGAGGTGGTGGTACTCCTGATGGTCAGAGACGAGTTCGTAAGGGAAGCGGAGGTCCTGAGGATCATTGACGGCGACACCTATGTTGCGATGGTTTCTCTGGGCTTTGACACGTATCGGAAGATACACATACGACTCAACGGTGTGGATACTTGGGAGTCGAGAGGAGAGGAGCGAGAGCTTGGGAGGCTCGCGACAAGGCACGTCACGGGTCTTTGCTCAGATACGGACGGGGAGGTCCTTATCAGGAGCGTCGATTACAAGACTGGGAAATATGGTCGGACCATTGCAGATGTTGTGAGCGTCAGCGACGGGACCGACTGGGGGAAATCTCTGGTGGAGAATGGTCATGCCAAGAAAAAGAGTACCTAAGTCCAACAAGGGCCTTCGTGATTTTATGCGGGACGTTGTCCCCGTGTGGAACAAGCAGTGTGTGAGATGCACCACGGTCTACAGTAAGTTCCACAGGCTGTGTCCAGAGTGCGAGTACGGGGACTGGCTTCTGGAGGGTGAGGTCGAAAGCACAGAGCCGTCTGATACTCATCCGTTCAACAAACAGCGGGAGCATTACAAGCCTAGGCTGGAAACGATCAGGTCGGTCTGCCGCATGATACAGAAGGACTGGGTGAAGGACGGGGACGTCCGAGCTACCCAAGGACCGATGCGATGGACCCCGCCGGGGTCGCAAATGAAGCAGCGAGACGCTGATCACGACCAATTTTGACGTGACTCATACCTCACGGGAGGCCATCCAAAGCCCTTAGAGGGCAAATACGGAGGCCAAATCGTGACCGTAACCACAAAAAAAGGCCCCTGCAAGGGAATTCCTCGCAGGGGCCTCTGTGTGTCACTTCAGGAAAGGCACGTAGCCTTCCGGCAACATGTCCTTCCTAACTCGGAATCCCGTCATGTCTTTCCTTGCCCTGCCTTTGGCAGTCAATCCGACAATGCGGGGCCGTTCGTCTAGGAACCGAAGGTCGTGTTCGTCACCGTCGATGACTTCGAACGTGCCGTACGTCTTCGGCAACTCCTCGAACACCACCGCGACGTTGCCGCCGCAATGGAGTACGTCCAAGCACTCGTGCCAATTGTCCTCGCTACGCGAGAAGGTTAGGTAGTAGTTCTCAGGAAACGCTCCGCTCAAAAAGCAGAGCATCCTGCTGAGGTGCTTGGTGTAGTCAAGGAACTGGGTGTCTTTACACTGCTCGAATATGTCAGGAGTTTCCTCCTCCCAAGCAATGTCAGATGTCCCGTTCAGCCGAATAACAGGGGTCATCCCCACGGTTTCAGAATCGTACTGGTGCATGGAACACTCTCCTTGCAGCGCGGCTCTGAAGGTGAAGTTGTCCTTGAAGAACCACTCCGTCTTGTAGTCGTGAGCCGCTCGCACGTTCTTGTGGAGGAAATGCCCGCTGTTCCTGAAGCAGGAACTGGCACACCCTTCGCTCTCTTTACCACAGGTGTTCCCGAAGCCGGACGAGTCGGCAGGCGAGAGGTGCATGATCTTCATGCTGTATCCCGTCTGCTTCCTGTTCGTCTTCAAGACCTTCGTGTTGCCTTTAGACAACAGATCCATAGTTCTCTCCTTTCGTTGAGGTAGTGACAGAGTGGACCGGTGCGGGTGTCCCCAACACCGGCCCCAAGGTTAGATGGTTTCAGTTACGTTTGTGAATTCTTCGACTTCGTTGATGACGCTCCCGACCACGGGGATGGTGATGCTGGGACGCCGCAGCGTCTCCTTGCTATCCGTCTCCGCGATCATGCAGGAAAGCTCAACCGCTTCTGAAGTCTCGACAGACCACACGCCCTTGTTTGTGAAGGTCGTGAAGTGAGCCGGTCCAGCCCAAGGGCTGTAGTGGACGGAGTACGTCCCCGGCTCTGAGTCTGAGAGACCCATCGCTCCGGTTTGTCTCCAAATCCCCGAGGCTCCGAGAGATGAACTTTCGTCCACCTTCGCACGAGCAGACATGAGGTCCATTGGCCTGAAGATTTCGATCTTGCAGTAGGTTTCGACGGCATCAATGTTCCCACTCGCGGACGAGTGAGGAAGGTGCCATTGTCCACCTATTGCGATCACATCCCCAAGCACGCGAGCGTGGACGTTCTTACGCCCCTCGTCTTGCGCCCTCTCTCTGCCAGCCTCGCTGACTTGGAATGAAGATTGACCCATCCAGACATGCTGGGCGTGGGCAATCACCTTTCCGTAGTGGTAGTCGGGGAGTCCCTGCGTGGTGAGGTCCTCGTTCCGAATCGAAAACAGCCGCTTGTGGCTGTTCCAATAAACTCCACATCGTAATCCCATAACATCTTCCTTTCGTGTGCCTGAAAGGCTCAGGCGGGCCGTGACCCGTAGTGGGCCAGAGAGGTGGACGGGGGAATCGAACCCCCGCCCACCTACTTCTCAGTTCAAAGAGACAGGAATGTTATCGAGAGTCCTCACGGACTCGGGTTCATCCATGGCCTTGGTGACGGAGTCCACGTCTAGTAGAACGCCAACCCTGTCAAGGAATTTTCCCACCGTGACATCGACCTTTCCGCCGCTTAGTTCACTCAATTCGGAAGTGCGCCATCGGATGACCTTGCAGACTTGGACGAACAACTCGGCAACAGCCTCGTAGTCGTCTTCTGCGACGGGAGGCTTCCCGCCGGTTCGTTCCTCTGCCCGCTTCTGAAAACCAGCAATGCTGGACGGTTGGTAGGCGATGGTCCTGATGAGTGCGCCGAACAATTGCACGGCACGATCCCAGCAGATAACGCAGTCTGCCCCTTCGAGATGTTCTTCGTAGGACATAGTCTCTCCTTTCGTAAGAGTGAGAAGTGTGATGAGACAACAGGATGGGAAGCCATAACCATCGACGGGGTTGAAATCCATAGGTGGACCCCGCCCCCTTCACTGTAGGAGGCTTTGACTGGGCTGTTGTCTCAAGTGGACGCCGCAGCCTGTCGGCATACGACGCCCCTTCGCCTAGTGACTGGAACCCAACGGGTCAATGTTTGTGAAACCCGCTGGGGCGGTAGCATGTAGCTCCACTCTGGTCCCCTGACAGGGCTGGACAATCTGGGGTTCAGCCGCCTCGACGGCCACAGCCGCTTCGGTAGAGGCTTTCCGTTCTTCAACCTTCTCGTTGTAGAACTTGAACCGTATCTTGCCAAGCCGCATGAGGCACTGAGCTTGTAGCTTCAGGCCCGCCCGCTTGGCGTAAGAGTACAGGACGCCACGCATCGAGACAACTTTACAATCAAAGTCTGTCCCGAGGGTGATTTCCCAGATGTTCCCATCCCCCCATTGGTTCCATGGATACTTGGAGTTTCCATGGTCTCCCTTGGGTGTCCCGTCAAAGAACTCCAGCACTTTCTTCGCCATAGTAGTTCTCCTTTCATAGAGAGTAGTGAAGTGAGGCGAAAGATTGGACAGAGGGGGCCTCTCGGCACCCCCCCGCCCCAAGACTCACGTGTCGTCGGGAAAGTCTTCGTCCTCATCGAGGCCGTCGACATCCACAAAGCGAAAACGTATGACACCTTCGTCTGGCAAGGTCATACTTGTGACCTTCATAGCCAACGTCTTGGCAATGGAGTACAGGCCGTTGCGGAATGAGTTGAGCGTACACTCGAAGTCTTCGCCCTTCTCAACTTCCCACGTCCTGCCATCCGTCCACTCTGCCCAAGGGTATTGGTGAGTGCGGCCTCGGTTGGTTACCAGTAGGCTGTCATCAACTCGTCTTGCCATGTTGTCCCTCCTTTCTTAGTCGGAGCAATTCGATTACGTCATATTCGTATATCACAATCGCTTCCTGTTCAGTGAGTCCACGGGAGGCGTACCTTTCCTTGTACCCCTCCCAGTTCCAACCACGATAGAGCATGAACTCCTCGTGGTCCTGTAGAGCTTTGACTCCTTCAAAGCTATCCACATCATCTCCTTTCAATCGTGACCGTAGCTGATGTGACTGGGACATTGGTTGGCTATCCAGCATCGCCTCGTGGCGGCTGTCCCGTGATGCCTGCCCCCTTGCGGGGGCGTGAAGTGGTTACGCAGCAAGGGCTACCCTGCGCCATTCGCTGGGGTTGAGGTCGATCACACGTCCACCGAACTGTTCAAGCTCAGTGGCACGATCGTAAGACTGACAATCCTCAGCGGAGCGGGTGACGGCGTTAGCCATACCCCACTGACTGAGGTCGCCACCAGTGATGAGGTTCTTCAGCACGTTGTCGGTTTCGTCCTCGGACAATCCGAAACGACGCTGAACAACCTCAATCGCCTTCTGGGGTTTCCCCTCGATGTGGCGGTCGGTAGTCTCACGAAGCTGGTGAAGCCTATCCGCCCAGCAACGCTGGTCGAGAATAGCCTCTACTGCGTCCCTGATCTTTGCCCAAAAGGCTGCGTCGTCGAGCTTTCGGGTCGAGTCCTTGTAGAACTCCTGAGCAGCATCGACCGCGCCGATGCCCGTACTACGTCCAAGATGGGTCTTGCGAACCGCTGTCGCCTGAACCATCCCGTTCGTGCAGACGAGCCGATAAAGGAACTCGTCAATCCTCAGTGATCCCTGTCCGACCTCGCTGTTGGACACAACGATCCCGCCTTGGACCACGTCACCAACCTTGACCTCGCCTTGCAACCTCGGGCATACAGCCTTGAGGTAGAGACGGCTCTCAGTCAGTTCACATGATCTCATTTCGAGTTCGCTGTCCTCGAACGTGGGCATTATCGCGCCCATCAGTTCGTAGTTGTCCAGAGGACGGTAGCGATCAGAGAGGAACGCACGAACCGTGTCGGTTCGGGTGTCGGTTCGGACAAGACGCTTCTTCCCGCCACCATCATTCCACCAATGGTTGATGTTAGTGGCGAGAAGACTCGGACATTCCGTCCGCATCCTGTCGTAGTACGCCTTTGGAATCTTCGCAGCGGCAGCGATCTGCCCGTGGGCGAGATCAGTTGCCTTGTGATACGGCAGGTCCTCAGAAATATCGAAGACCACGTCGTTATCCTCACCGCCAGTGAAGGCGGACTGCTCAGCTTCCATTGCTCTGGTGTTGACCACAAAGTCCTTCCCGCTGTTTCTCAACGCTTGGACCTCAAGGGCAATGTCAGAGATATTACGTCCCAACTTCATAGTTCTCTCCTTTCGAGAGTGGTGGGGGAGATAACCTGCCCCCCCGACAGGATCCAGCGATTGCTGGCATGTATTGTTGAGAGCCTCGGTAGGTCAGCGTGACCGTAACAGCACCGCCGCGAGAAGGCGGCTCTCGTGGTGCCATGGAGTGAGTGGTGATCGACGCCCGATCTGTAGATAACCCACGGCGGTGTATACACTCTGCGGCCAACTATACGCCAGCACACACAGACCACCGCTGCTAGCAGGGAGTCTACCGAGAGACGTAAGTCCAGAGGACTTGAGGGACTAGCAGGGACCTATCGCAAAAGGCTATGCGGTAGCTGAACCAGTGAGTAAGATCGTGTGTCATCCGTGGTCACCTAGGCTCACACGGCGAGGGAAACGTCTACTGCACTGCCAGCCCTATCCGAAAGACTTGCTGGAGTGAGGTATGTCGAGTGTCGAAGACAATAGTCTTATGGTCTCTCAATCGGGCGGCGATCACCGCCCACTCATCCTTTTGTTGTGTTGAGATCGGAGCGGGGGGGGCAACTAGCAGGCAGGATCGCATAAACCCGCTGCTGCCCCCCTCACTCGTCTCTCGTCTCTACCTTATGTATCGACACATTGGGCAGAGAACTTAACGTGTTTCTTCTCAGTTTGAAACTTTTTCTTGGGTCGGCTCGAAGTCAAAGTAGAACCGTGGTTGGTGTTGGAACTCAAGGGAGCCGATGACTCCATCGGATTTCCTCTTGACGACAACGAAGGGGGCAGCGAACTGCCGAACCTCGAAGTCCTCTTGTAGTTCCTTCGTGTCCCAAACACGGCCACGACTTGTGAGTCCTTCAAGCTGTTCCCTAGTCAAGTCTTGCATCTGAGTCTCCTCTGTAAAGGGAAGTGAAACGGAAGCATCGGTTGGTTATCCAGCACCGCCACGTGGAGGCTGCTTCGTGGTGCCGTGGGCATCCTTGCCCGTCATGCTATTCCGCAGGGACCTTGTTGATTAGGAATGGCTTGCTGCCCGTTTTCGGGTAGCGAAGCGATCCGTCAATACCATCGACGGTCGTGTCCTCAGACACAATCCACCAAGCCTGAGTCTCCTTGGCCTTCAAGGCTTTGCCTCTGATCTTTTTGATCTCGGCCTTGGCCTCGTCTACCGTCGACCCCATGCCGTAGTAGTTTTGAACAAGGATCAGCACCTTGGTGAAGTTGTGTCTCATGGACTGGATCGCGTCGGTGCGTGTGTCCAGTGTGGTCATAGCTCTCTCCTTCTGGGGTAGTGGTGGCAATTGGTTCTCGGCTCTCGGGCCGTCCAGCGTCGCCATTCGTGACCGTAGTCCCGATGGGGGCTTGCCTCTGACGCCTTGGGCATCCTTGCCCCAATGCTTACGCACTGGCCATCCATGCAGTCAAGTGCTTACAACACTTCGCTCCCTTCTTGAAGGTCCGATACCTCTGTGAGAAGCACGAGCAATCGAGTTGCCCGTTCGCTTTCACAGTGATGTCGTAATGCTTCTTCCCGCTGGAAGATTTCATCGTACCTATCACGGGTCGCTTCTTGCGTTTCTGCATGACTGTCTCCTCTTTCGTGGTGAAACAAACTACTCAGCGATCTTCGTTGACGATGTACGTCACCAGCGCGACGTAGGCATTGGTGTGGATGGTGGGTTCCTCATCGAAGATACCCATGATCCCGTTGTGTTTCTTTTCGATACGCTCCACCTCCTCAAGGGAGCCGGTGAAGTATTCGCTAAGACACGCCCTAGCCTTCTTGTCTGCGTCGTTGACGTGGCCGTTGAACACGCTGAAGAACGGGTCGAGTTGCTCTCGTTCCGGTTCAGCTTCGTCACCCACGTAGGGCTTAGATCGTTTTACTGTAGTCATAGTCTCGTCCTTTCGTAGAAGAAGTGATGAGCATCGGTTCTCGGCTCACAGGCCGTCCAACACCGCCACGGGGAGGCTGCTCTCTGGTGTCGTCCCTACCTCATGTATCGACACATGAGGCAGGGTTCTTGAGACTATTCGTCGAATTCAAGTAGGTTCTCGCCGTGGTCGTTCACCACTTCGATGCCATGCCATTGGAGCTTCTTCATGGCGAGTCGGTTCACAGTTGCGAAGTCTTCGTTACATTCTTCAATGTATTCCTCCTCGCAGATGTGACCATGGCTCCACGAGTGTTCATGACGCAGGGTGCGTCTATGCAGTTCACTCGCAAACATGGTCCCGAAATGCTCGTCACAGAACTCAATGATCTTAAGGTCACCATTAGTACCACCCTCATGCGTTAGCTTAGTGCTAAGCAGGGGCTTCCTTGGTTCACCACACCATCCTGCTACTCGAACAGGATCAGCGGCGGTAACCCATCTCTTGATAACGTCAAACATATCTCTGTCTCCTCTTGGGGAAGTGAATGACCCTCTCAGCTTAGGCCGTATGGCCGAACAGTGGACACCACGTGAAGGCGGGGTCTTGTCCACCTGAGGCAGGCGTGACCGTAGTCAAGCCCGCCCCTTCTCATTTCCTGTTCTCAATTAGAGAATTCTCCAAACCGGCATCAGCGTAGATGCATTCGACGTAGGCGAGTTGGTTGATCTGAGCTTGCGTCAACTGACGTCTCTCCATCGAGTCGAAGTTGGTCAGTTCACCCTCATTGATGGCACAGGTAATACTGGCCGAGAAGGTCACTGGTCTGCTTCGGGGATAGTAATCCCTATCCACGTGGATTCCGTCGTCTCCGTGTTCGATCTCCCAACCACCCCACTTCAAGACTCCGTTAGCCACTGGTGTGACTGGTCCGAATCTGTGCCATCGCTTGCTGGCTTGGGCCGCAAGTTGCATCTCTTTGAGTGTGGTCATGGTATGTCCTCTCATTAGGGGAAGTGAATCGAACCGCTCAGCTTAGCCCGAAGGCGTACAGCAGCCACCACGTGAAGGCGGGTTCGTTGGCTGCCTGCCCCCTCTCGGGGGCGTTAGTCACGCAACAACTCTGACAACTGGGTCGAGACTGTTGCACGAGATGATAAGAAACTTGGAGCGAGTCGTGACTGTAGCTTGGCTTCGCTTGTTGCGTCGCCTGTTACGTTTCTTCTTGGCCTTGGCCTTGGGAGTGGGCGTCGCTGCCTTGGGCTTGGGAGTAGTCGTCTCCGGCTTGGCCGGAGTTTTCTTCCGTCGCTTGACAGTCGTGACGGGTTCATGATGTGAAGGCCTCACGGCCTCCTCGAACCACTGGTCCATCTCCGCATCGGTCGGTCCATTGGAAATGCCAAAGACTCGGTTGATCAAGTTGGAAATCATAATCTCGTTCTCCTGTTGAAGATGTGAAAAGGCAGTTAGCTTAGCCCGTCATAGTTGTCACTCGGGGCGAACAGTAGCACCATACGTGAAGGTCTGCCCGTGCTACCGGACCAGCGGTTTGGTACAATGCAAGAAAGCAGGCACCGCGCCGCTGGCCTCACTTCAAAAGGTGAGACGATGAGAAGCCCGCGCCCCGACCAGTTGCCGTTGCCATTGCGGTCCTCATCGCCTCATAGAGATGAGACACGACCAGCGGTTACTATCCCGTAGGCTCTACTGCCCAGTCATACGCATCGGCATCATGCCATGACTCTGGTCGCTGCGACTGCCCGTCCGTTTGGATCACTGTCCATTGTGGTAGCGTCATCCCCCAGCCAGTTGCTGGTATTTAGTTAGGGGGCTTTCCACAGGATCGTAGAGCAGCCGGTGTGGTAGCGACATCCCGTCTTGGGGGCTTTCCACCGCTTAGCGATCCGTCGCTACAGTAGTTATCGGCAGACCATGGGCTGACCATTAGATAATTCGAGGATGATTAGAAAATAAATCAGATGGATGGGGGGGGGCTGGG